ACCCGCTCGTCTTCCACGCGGTTCACGCATTGCGGATTCGACTGGAGGACGACGTACAGCTTGGTATTGTAATACTTCGCGTGCCAACCGTCGTCTGCATGGGGTTCGATCCTCCCTCCCGGCGGAATGCGGGTAATCATCACCCCGCCAATTCGCACCGCGCGCACCCGGTGCGCGAGATCGAAAACGATCTGGTGGAGGGACGGCAGCGCGAACCATTCCGGATAGAACTTCGCGTCATGCTCGTCGTTGAACTTCGAATAGTCGCCCGATTCCTTGAACGGCTTCTCATCGTTGTATCGCAACCAGATATCATCCATTGCCGCGTGCGGAGTCTCCGGCGCGGTCTTCCTGACCGTGTGCCGGTTCCACAGTTTCGGCTGGCGCGCAATCTCCAGAAGCATCGGCGCCGTGTCGATTCCTGCTGCGATCTTTACCAGATTCCTCATTTGGAAACGCCCTTTACGCGTTCGAAAGTGTGTAAACCGCCAAGCCCCAGCATGCCCATGAGAACCGGCATCATCTCTGACAGATCGGCAGGACTCAGCGCGATAGGGTGGCCGGCGAGCGCCAGACCGAGTTTCGCGATAGGCAGGCCCATCCAGTTCCACACGCAAGCCATGCCGCAAGCCCATCCGATGAATGGTCGCCAGCCTGCCACGAACGTGCTCTCGTTACTCGCTTCCGCCTTGTTGATGTCGGTCTGCGCGGTAATCATCGACAGCACGGCGGACAGTTGCGCCTGCTCCTGCGCGCTCTTGTCCGGCCATATCTTGCCGACAATCGTACTGGCGAGGTCAAGTCCTGCCGTGATAGGGTCTAGTGCCATGATTCGCTCCAGTAGCCGTCACCAACGCCGAGCGTCGTGCAGCACATCTTCCACAGGTTCACGCGGTCATCGTACCCGTTAAGGCCGCCGTTAATGACCTTCGTGATGCCTTCGAAGTCCATCAATTCGGCAGCGACGTTCAGCGCATGCGTGTTCCAGAACCATGCCGCCGATTGCGCGGCGTTGCCCGGTTGCTCGAGCAGTTCCGGGTGATCCGTCAGCGGCAGCACGAGAGCATCCCCGCACCGCTGGTAGTTCGTGCGGCCCGTCACCTGAATCAGGCCACGCCCCCGGAACTTGAACCCGTCACCTTTCTCGGTATTGCCGAGATCCGCGCGGCCTTCGTAACGCTCCTGTGCGGGCGTCGGCCCCCACAGTTCACGCACGTAAATCAGGCGTCCGGATTCGTGACCGATCTGCGCGATAAACGCAGCCTGGCGCTTTGGCGAATCGATCGCATAAAGCGCCATTGCCGCAGACAGCGGATCAGCCCACGTTTGCGCGCGAGTGAGAGGAATCCCAAGACAGGCGGCAAGCTCTTCCGGAATCACAGCTTGCCTACCAGCGTCAGAAGTTCCGTCACCTTGTCCGGCGTCGCCTTCGTGCCGTCGTCTATGATGGCCGTGAACTGGTTGGTAAGCGTCGTCATTTCCTGAGCGCGCGTCTGGATACCCATGAGGTTCTCCAGCTTCGTTGCCACGCTGTCAGCGCTTCCGATTACCGCGTTGTAATCTGCTTCGATCTGTGCCCAAAACGACATGATATTGCTCCTATTTAAAGTACTTCGCGAAACCGCCAGCTGCGCCGTAGGCGGCAAGCCAGAGTATGAGGTAAAAACACGCTTTCCACGCCAGGGAAAGAACGCCCTTCCCGAGATTAAGCTGAAAACGTTGTGCAGCACGTCTCTCAAGTTCATCGACTATCGCCTTTACGTCGCCTTCAGTAAGCGTTCTTCCGTCCATTCCTGTTCCCCGATCTGCTTTGCCGTCTGTCGCTGGCCTAACGCGACGGCGTTGTTAAGAGCATCCTGCCGCTTTACGACTTCATTACGCATGTCCTCTACCGCTGCCTGTGCGCCGCGCGTCGATCGCGCGTTTTCTATCAGGAGAGCCGGTAGCCACTTGATCGAACAATCGAACTGGTCCAGCCGCGCGCCCGTCTGCGGATGCGTGCCGGAGACGTGTGTCCAGAACGTGCAGCCGTTTTCGAGGCACGGCTTCTTGACGAGAGGACAGATAACCTTCATGCCTTCACCGCCACCAAAGCTTGCGCGAAATTCGAGTTAAATGTTTTCGTGTGACTGTGCGCGTTGCCCGAACCGTTGTTCTGGATGCTGATATTGGTGGGGCCAGCGCTGACCGTGACGCCGATAGGACTCGTCAGGTTTTCGAGATTAATATTGTTTGCGCCGCCCGCAAAATTGGTTGTCGCACCGCCGGTGGGGGTAGCAGTGTAGAAGTTGAAACCGGAAGCGGAACCGTGCTGATGAGGGGGGCTGCTGTGGCTGTGCGTTGGGTCTATCACGTCGTGGTTGTGCACTGCCAGTTCTGCGGTAGTCAGCGCGTGTCCGTCTGTGGCCCACTGAGCACTAAACATGCTGCTATAACCATTGCCGATGGAGAATACAAGGCCAGAGGTAGCTAGCTGTAAGGTGTGGTCCGTAATCGATGCGTCTGTCGTCCACCCGAGCGGCGCGGTTGCCTGCTGGAATAACATGCGCGTACCCGTAGGTGCCGTCAAAGTCCCGAGTGGCGCAGCATTGGCGTTCACCTGGTTGACGATGTAGTTAAAGTCCGCCATCACAGGCGTGGCGTCTACCGCTTGCCCGTTGCTGATCGTGTTCGGAAGAGTGCCAATGATAGCCATTGCTTACCCCATGTTCGTGTAGCCGGCGTCCTGATACCGGGCGAAAAAAGTGCCTATCGTGACACTGTTGGACGAAGTGGCGGTCACGTCCAGCGACATTTTCTGGAATACCAGCGGTACCGTCCAGGGGATCGTGTACACCTTCGGAATCTGATTGGTGGAAGTCCACAAACCTCCGCCGCCCCACAACTGACCCCCGCCCCACGTGATACCCGTCGGGTTCGTCATCACGAAAGTCGAATTAATCGAATTGTATGACGTATCAAGCGCCGTGATGTTGTAGTTCACCGCCGCGCCGGACGAGGACAGTTCGACCGTCGATTCCACAACCTGCACTTCGGCCATGTGGCCGGTTTTCGGGAAGGAAGACGAGCGCAGGTGGCTGAACAGCGCCGTACCCGCGTCGTTATAGACGCTGTTCGTGTCGGGAATCGTCTGGCTCTTGAACAAGGCCGCGCCGTGCGCCGCGCCGGACACGATGAAGAAATCACTGATCTGCGAGGCGCAATCGTAGGTGAACGTGTGCGGCCCCGTCCAGCGCTGGCGCCGGATGTCGTACCAGTAGTCGTTCGTCTGCGCGATGCCCTGGATGATCGTGTCAAAACAGGTGCGGTACGTGTTCCCGGAGAAGCTCGCTGCGATCCGCGAAGGCGTAGTCGCGTTCTGAAAAGGCCGCTGGATGTCTGCTATCGGATTTCCCTGCCGCGCGAGCGGCCCCACCGTGCCGAAGTAGCTCAGCAGGTAAGGGCTATCCACGCCCGCGAAGAAGATCCCGAGCGGCCCTTGCACGACACTGCGCGGCGAGACGGTGCCCGTCGTCAGCGTAATGTAATTCAGTGCGAGATTGTTCGTCGCCGGGTCGCCTGTGATCTGCCAGATTTGCGTCCCCTTGAACACCACCAGCGCGCCGAGCACGCCGGATGAGGTGGTCTGGATAGGCAGGCCTGACTGTGCGGTGATCGGCGTCGTGTCGCCAATCGTTACAGACTGGCTGGCGTTCGTGCGCGTGAGCGGGACCAGAACGTCACTAAAGTAGTCAACGTTCCCCACGGAGAAATACGCGCGGTTGTTGAAGTTCGCAACGCTGGTCGGGATGTTGGGGAGCGGATTCGTAGCCAGATTCGAAGAGGACCACGCGGGCGCCGCCGGGTTCGCAATGTCGATCACGCCGAAGAAGTTCGAGCCAACACCGTTAAAACCGGGGTGCGTGATGAGAATTTTCGTGCTGACTACCGCCATGGTAGGCGGCGTCCACGGGCCTGACGTCGGCTGCGAGGTCGGCGTGTTGCCCGCCGTGACTCCGCTGATCGTGATGAACGTATTGCTTGCCGTATCGTACGCGAACGGCTCATCGTGGCCCGCGTTGCGCGCGGTCGCCACCATTCCGTAAATCACCGTGCCGAGCGCCACGTGAACCGAAACGAAAGTCGGGGACGTGAAACTGCCGAACGTGGTTAGCGCCGTGCCGACACCCGGGCGGGAAATCACGACTTCCGGGTTCCCCTGATCGAAAATCAGGTTTGACAGCAACTGGCATGCGCCGGCGAACGCGTCGGTCGCGTCGAACGCGTCGCAGATACCCTTCGGCGTGAATCGGACTGGCTGACCGTTGCGGATTGCCATACGGTCTCCTAGTCGGTGATTTTGGTCGGTTTCAGCGTACGGTTCGTGTGGAAGCGTCGCGGGTCAAGACGGACGGACTTGACCACCTGCTGTTCATCCCCTTCCATGATGAGGTGAACGCGCAGCATGTTCTGTAACTGCTGAAGGAAACTTTCGCGCCGCGTGTCGTCCGTAATGTCCATCAAGCGCGAAGCCGTCGCCTTAATCAGGTAATCCTGATCTGGAAACCACGGGATAACAGCCGAGTTTTCTGGCGCCACGATATCAGGCTGCTTCACCATGTACCGGTGCGTCAACGTGATCTGGCCGGACGATTGCGGATAGATGAACAGCGTGCCCGCCGAGTTCTGCGCAAGCGCCGTCGTTTCATCGACCAGGATGGTCATGAACTCGTACGGGTAGTTCGCAATCGACGGGTCTTTAAACTCCTGGTCGTACTCTTCCGTGCTGATCGGATTCAGGAAGTACGGCAGGTTGTTTTGCTCAAAGAACAGGTCGTACGTGCGCAGATAGTTCAACGGGAGCGTGAACGGCCCGAAGTTGTTCGCCTGCACAGTGATGAATTCCGTGACCCGGTTGATCTTCAGGTCACGGTGTAGCCAGAGATCCTCCAGGGCCATGTTCAGCATCTGCCCGCCGATCTGCGTAAAGCCGGGGCACTTGGCAATCTGACACGCCAAGGTGACGATCTGTTGGGCCTGGAGGTACGCCATTACGCCGCCTTCTTCACAGAAGCGATTTTCGCTTTGCCTTCATCGAGATACTTCTCGATCTGCTTGATCTGGACGGGGAGATTCGTCATCTGCGCCTGCTCCTGACTCGTTAGCTTGTACTTTGCTTTCGAGCGCTCCAGCAGATCCGCATACGCCTTGCGGTGATCTTCGAGCATCTTCACCTGTGCCTCGATAGCCTTCTCAAGCACAGGAATTTCCAGAATCGCCTGCTGGCGAAGAAGGGCTTCGCGGTAGACATCCATCCGTTCATTCAGACCTTCCGGAGTCTCGCCTTCGATCACGTAGCTGCTGATCGAAACGGAAGCGCCATTCGGCGCGGGCAAGTTGATCTGGAAGTTTCCCAGTACGGTATGTTCGTTCATCGTTTCCTCTTATCGACGGCGGTCGCCACCGCGCAAAACGCGGTCTTGAGCTACCTTGTAGGCGTTTTCGTTTGCACCACTGATGTTGTTTTCGTGATCCCAGGTGCGGGCCACGATCTCCTTCACGCTGCGCAACACGTCCGTACTGAATTCGTACGTCGTGCCGTGCACGTACTGCTGGCCGTTCAGGCGGATATCGATGCCGCCACACGGCGCGAGATCGATACGGTACCACCAGAGGTCTTTACCATCGTCCGTGCGGCGCGAGAAACGCTCCGTCACGTTGGCAGTAAAGAGTGACGACTGAGCCTGAGCGGACAGACGCGCGGATTCTTCCTCCGCGATCAGCCGGCCAGCGGTCGATTTAGCCAGTTCCGCTTCGAGCGCCGCGATGCGGGCCTTCAACTGTTCCGGGGTTTCGGCGCCGGTTACTTCCGGCTTGTCGTCATCTTCAAAAACCCCCTCTTGCGAGGGGGCGTTAGGCGTGCGCGGGGGCATCAACTAACTCCTTACGGGGTGGTCACGGTACCGGCAGTATAACCCGGCGTGAAGGCGGAACCGGCTTCCACGCGTGCGAGGAAAGCCTGATTCAGGATGATCGAACCGTAGAAGACCTTCCACGACACGACGCGTGTCTGGTTGAGCGGATCGCTCTTGTCAGCGCCCGTCAGATAGTGGAATTCCGGGTTCTCCAGCAGAACCTGGCCGTATGAGTGGTTGCCAATGAAGATCGTTGGGAACACGCTCACGCCCGTGGCCGGTGCTGCCGGCGGCGTCTGTGCGACGCCGATACCCGTCAGCGTCACCGTCTGGTTCGGCAGAAGCTGCGTAGCCTGACCAGCGAGCGGGCCGGTAACAGGAACGCCGTTGCCGATTGCCGTTGCCAGATTCGACGGCGTGGCTGACGTACCGATGTACACGTTGAACACGTAGTTCGGCACGTTCGGGATCACGACGCTGATAGAACCTGTCGGGCCCGTGACGCTGATCGCGTTCGAAACCTGATAGATGATCTGTTCGACCGACGTTTGCGCGGGCGAAGCCGTCACGATGATCTGATAACCGGCGTTCGTTGCCAGAGTGCCGCCGGAAGCGGACGCCGTACCCTGGATGGCGGCTGCGCCCGTCCAGTAGGGCATCATGTTCGATTCAACGAAGCGCGCACCGTTGAACGGTCCCAGTTCGTTGTTGTACAGGCGGTTCACGTCGCTGTATGACCACGCGTTCACCACCGTCGTGTTCTCGCGCATGTCCTGCGCCGACAGCGGATGGATGAGCGCGATGTAGTGTTGCATGACGGCGGGTGACTTCGACGGATCGCGATACGCGCCCGCTTCGATCATCATGTCTTCGCGTTCGTCACCCATGAAGCGCGGAACGCCGTACGTGAGGAACGAACCAACGATGCGGTTCGTTTCGTGCGGGGTCATCACGTCGGTTGCCAGCAGGTTCGCGCGCGATGCCTTGCCGTTCGCGTAGTTCACCTGTGTCGTGGCGAGGAGCGTGTTGAACGTGTTCCGTTCCAGCGTTTCCGGCAGTTGCAGCGCGACCAGTTCACAAGCCTGCTGGAAGAGCGGGTGCTTGATGGTCAGGTTCGCCACGTCGGTGATGATGACGCGATCGCCCCATTGCTGCGCCGTGGCCGAAACCTGTTGCAGCGTCATCGCTTCGCCAGGGGGCGCTACGCCTTCCTGCAACGGCGCGAACGGCAGCGGCAGACGCTGGTAGCGCGAAGCCGTGTACGTCGTGCCGCGATTCGTGTCCAGCTTCAGCGGCTTGCCGAACTGATACGCGACCAGCTGGCGGCGCGCGAGCGGCTCGACTTCTTCCTGAATGTACGCTTCAACGTCCGCCGTAAAGCTGGTGGACTGGTTGGTAACGCCCGGGAACAGCGAGGCCCACAAGAGGCCCAATTTTTTGAGGTATCGCATGGTTTCCTCTTCGTGGTTAAATATTCATGTTCGCCAGACGTTCGCGCCGCTTGTCCTGATCGGTGCGGCCCGAACGCGCCGGAACATCACTGCGAACTCCTGCCGACTTCCCGCGCGGCACTGCCGGGGCGGACGACTTGGGCTTGGCCTTAAGCTTGCCTTCAGCGATGTCCTTACCGAGCATCCAGTAGTACACGTCCTCGCGCGAAGCCTGTTGTCCGCGTGAACGCGCCTTCTGTACTTCTTCTTCCACGCGCTCCGTGTACTTCGCGCGGCGCGGTTCGCTCGCAATCTTCGATTCGAAGCGCGCACGGTCCGACATGTCCTGCGCCTGGAACATCGCCTGCTGCGCCTGGCGTTGCGTGTCGCGTAGCGTGCGGTTCGCCTGAATCTGCCAGCGCTCCATCTCCGTTGTGTCCGGACTGCGAAGGCGCTCTTCCTCGCGCTGATACTCCGTGTCTACGGGCGCAGACTGACTCGAAAGGCGCGCTTCCGCTGCAAGGCGTCCACGGCGTTCGACTTCAGCCTCCAGACGAGCCAGACGCTCAGCAGAATCATCGCGGCGCGATGTGGTCCGTGCAGGAGGATCGTCAGGCAGGTCATCAGCAGGGAGATCCAGATCATCATCATCACTGGAATCAGGTGCAGGAAGGTCATCAGGTAGGGGATCATCGTCCGTTTCTCCGTCAATCCCCGGAAAAAGAAGGCCTAAGAGTTTTTTAAGCAGCTTGTTCACTTGAGTTCCTTATGCCGGTCCAGTGCCCTTACCTACGGCTTGCATCGTCGCCGTGGGCGACGCGCCGACGTTCGTCAGGGTGATGATGTAATCCTGCCAGGTGCTCTGCGCGATGGCTTGCGACGTACCGGTTAGCGTCCAGCCGGTATTCGTCGTCACGGTCCACGCGAACGCGCCGCCTGAACTGTTGATGATCCGCAGGACGACGGACGAACCGACTACGGCTTGCTGCGGCGTGAGCGTCGCAATAAGGTTCGCAACCGTGGGAAGGGTGAGCGCTGCGCCTGCGCCGAGTGTGCCGCTCAGATTCAGCACGGTATTTTCCGCCGCCATAATCTGCTGCTGCGTGGCGGTGAAAGCCGTCGTGTTCGTGGCAACGTTGAACGCTGTCGCGGGCCACGGGTTCACGCTCAGAAGCGCACTAATCAGACCGATCTGATCGACTGCCGCGCCGTTCATCACGAGCGATTGAGGTTGTCCCTGAATGGCCGGGAAAAGCGCGCCGATCAGGGCGCTGAGACGGGTTTTTCGCATGGTATTCCCCTGATTAGGCTTTCGCCGGTTATATAGCGTTTGTTTCAAAAAGTCAACGTACGCGCCGGGCGCGTATGAAGCCAGTTACCGTCATGGTGCTCACGCCGAAATTCGACCGCGCGACGGTGAATGCCGTAGCGGGGGCTGAAAGACTGATCCGCGTGACGGGAGTACATATTGTCTGACTGGCAGCGGTCGTAAAAGATGTCTGTATTTCGGTGTAAGAACCAAAGGCCCCGACAGTGGCGGAAGTCATGCTAACACCCGCCACTATGTCGGATACCGTGGTGCCCGCTGCTGCGGCAAATAACACCACGCCTTCCACGTCCCAGTCCCCCGCCGTCAGTGATACCGACGTTGCGTTTGCGACAACACCCGTGGATAAAGACGTGCCCGCCGTCGTGTTCGTCAGATACTCGCCTACGCTGCCCGCGTTCGCGTTGTCGTTCGTTGTCGTGCCGACAATGCCGTTCGTACTGGACGGCGTGAAAGTGCCCGTGCTGCTAAGCGTCGTAAACGCGCCGGTGCTCGCTGCCGTGTTGCCGATAGGGCCAGGGGAGGCGAAGCGGTTCACAAATCCCGTACCGCTAACCGTCGAACTGGCGGATAGCGTCGTGAACGCGCCCGTGTTCGCTGCCGTGCTGCCGATGGGCGGAGGTGACGCGAACAGGCTGTTGAACCCCGCGCCGCTCACGGTTGACGTAGCGGAAAGCGTTGTGAACGCGCCGGTGCCCGGCGTTGTCGCACCCACGTTCGTGCTGTTAATACCGCCCGTTGCGCTGAACCCGCCTGTGTGCGCCCATGCTCCTGTGCCGCTTGTGGACGTGATGCCGCTAATGCCTGACGCCTGACCGCCGGTGATTGCCAGCGCGTTCGTAAAGCCGGTGAATGCGTCATTGGCAAAGCCAAACGCCAGAACGGTAGAGCCCCACGTCACGAACGCGTTTTTGTTGTTCGCGCTGCGAATCGAGTCAATAAACTGGACCGTAGGGTTCGGACTGTTGTAAATCTGCGTACCTGTGGCGGTCACCGCCGGTACCGCGCCGCCACTTGCGAACAGACTGCCGGCTGTCGCTGTCGTGAAAGCGCCCGTGTTCGGCGTCGTTCCACCGATCGGCGTGTTGTTGATCGTGCCGCCGGTGACGGCTACGCCCGACATCGTGCCGGAAGTCGCATGCACCGCTGCCACCGTCGGGTTCGGATACGCGCCTGACAGGTCGCCGCCCGCCGGCCCCGTTGGGTCACTGGCGACGCTGTTAAGCGCAATCGTTGTCTGCTGCGCAAGCGAGTTGACGGCGGCCTGCACTTCCTCAGGCGGAACGTCCGTGCCCGCGCTGCGCACGACGTACGGAATGATGCGGAAGGTATCAGCCATGGAGTGCCCTTAACCGTTTGCTTATCGATGGGCGCCCGCCGGGGCAGTGCGTCAGGAGATACGTGACAAGTCCCGGCCCGTAGCCGCACGCCTTCGCGTACTGGTCTGCCTCCAGCTCCTGCGCTTCGCACATCGCGAAAAACGCTTCCGTGCGAAAGAACGCGCGCAGCGTCACGAACCATAGCAGACGCGTACGTACGTGCTTGTGGTACAAGTGCCCGCGCTCGTGAGCCAGAATCGCGTTCTGCTCGAACACCGACAGGGCATCAAACTGACTCCCGGTCTGTATTGTGCCCCATGGCGTGACGCGCGCGCAGAAGTCTTTCATCGCGGCCCCATCTGCGGGTCTTG